CGGTGATGGTATGACCATCGCAGAAAAAATCCGGCAGTCGGTGAAGGAAGAGTTGGGACTCACCGTAAGCATTGGTGTTTCCTATAATAAGATCTTCGCCAAGCTAGGAAGTGATATGAAGAAGCCGGACGCCATAACGGAGATCCGCCGGGATACCTATAAGGATATGGTTTGGCCCCTTGCTGCCGATGAAATGATTTACTGCGGACGAGCCACCAAAGCCAAGCTGGCAAACTACGGTATCCGCACTATCGGCCAAGTGGCGCAGACAGATCCGGCATTCCTCAAAAGGTTGTTGGGTGTCAACGGTCTTGCTCTTTGGCGGTATGCCAATGGCACCGATCAGTCCAGGGTGATGCACCGAGACTTCGTTTCCCCGGTGAAGTCTGTCGGTCACGGCATCACCTGCGTATCCGACCTTGAGAGTGAAGAGGAGGTCTGGAAAGTAATCCTAGCACTTTCTCAAGATGTGGGTCACCGGCTCCGCGTTCATGAACTTTCTGCCCGTGGTGTGCAAGTTTCGGTAAGAGGCAATGACCTGCTCGGTTCACAATTCCAATGCAAACTGCCTTTCAAGACCCAGCTCCCTTCTGAGATAGGTGCTGCCGCAAATCGACTATTTCAGGAGCATTACCGTTGGGGTAGTAAGGTACGGGCAGTTACCGTCCGGGCAATAGACCTCGTTCCTCAAAACGATCCCGATCAGCTTTCTATCTTTGTAGATACGGAACGGCTATCCCGCCGAGAGCGTTTGGAGGATGCAGTGGAGGAGCTACGAGCTAGATTTGGAAAACACGCAATTACCTACGGCATCTTGATGGGAGACCTGAAGATGCCGGATGACGGTAGGCACAGCGTGAAAATGCCTGGATTGATGTACCAGTAACCAATTTATGTGCAAAATGTAAAGAGGTTTATACATCTTGCTACAACTTTCAACATCTGTCTTTATATTTTACGCAAATAACAAATAATAAAATAATACTTGACCATTTAGTAAAACTGTGATAATATATTGTCAAAAGCGAGGAGGTATGGAACTCAATGTTTGACAAACGCTTATGTATAGCCAACATTTATCAGTTGGCAAAGGAACGCAGCATTAAAATCGGAGATCTTGAGAAGGCGGCGGGTGTAAGTACCGGCTATCTGTCCCGCATCAATAAGGAGGACAACTCCACGATCCCTACCATCGATTTTATAGCTGCAGTAGCCAAAGAACTTGGGATGACCGTTGATGCCATCATTAACAACGACTATGCAAATCCAACACCGACAGAAAAATACATCCTTTCGTTCATTGATAGGCTGTTGGCACAGACCAATGCGGATGAACTCGATTGGAAGAAAGAGACACCAGAGCAACTGTCAACGGTGGGCGTTGATGAGGACGGTGACCCCACGCATCCGCTATATCAAACTATTTATGATGGTTGTAGATACGACAGCAAATACTACTCTCATTTTGATCCACAAAATGATATATCCGGAGATTGCTTTTGGATTCAGCTGCCCGGTCCTTTGAACACTAAGGTGTACTTAATGTGTACTGATTGGCCCGAAGCAAAAGGGTCTGCGCTCCAAATCGATCAGTATGAGCTTTACATCGTTAAAAGTGGGAAGGTGCAACCAATGTGCTGTTCCTGTCCTGTGAATTCTCTCTTTTATTCAGCATTAACTTCGCTGTATTCAGCGGTGAAGGAGTCCTGCAATCACCCCAAATTGGATCGTGATGTTATGTCGGCTATTGAGCTGTTTATGAAAGGAGAAACCGAGGACTTTGGCGATGGGCAACTCCCGTTCTAAGGAGGTGCGGCGCATGAAGAAAAAAGTTGAAGGGGTTTACACAACCCACGAGCAAGAGAACCTGCTATTTGTCCGAGCAAAGGTAAATGGCATTCTCTGCGCCGCATATGTAAAAAATGGCGTGCTTGTTTCCTACGAACCTTGGGAGGAAATAAATCGTCAAATGTATTCCGGTCCATGTATGAATTTTACAGTGCCGGATGGAGTTGCACTTGGGCAGCCGAATGCGTGTTGACCAGTGGTAAATGAATATGGTCTTACCTGAACGTGCTTGTTCATAATGTAACGAAGCCGGGGTAGAAAGTGGAACACAACAGCTGTGTTCTACTTCTACCCCGGCTTTTTTTATTTCTCCGGTAGCTGTTCAAGATAGCCCTTTAGCACCATTTGGAAGGCTTCATCGGGAATTTCGGTCTCGCGGTACAGCTTGACCATAGGCAAGAAGTTACGAAGAATATCGTTTACGAATTTGAATTTGGTGTCGTTTCCGGCACTCATAAATTCGTAGTAGATATCTTCGTCAGGGACATTACTTCTAGCGTAGTCCTCTTGACGATGGTAACTAGCAAAGTAAAATGCCGGATATTCAATATTCATCTGTTTGCCCCGGCATTCCGGATAACCACTACCGGTGTATTCGTAGTCATACACCCACTCCTCAACATTGACGGTAGTGTGGCGGAGCTTTGATTCGCAAAGCAACTTTGTAATGAATTCCAGAGCAGCTCTTGGTCCGGTTTCAACCTCGCTGGCTGCTTTGTTCCCCACCAACTCATCAATGGAAACGCCAAAGTGCTGTGAGATCCGGAACAGTTGGTCGAGGGTGAACTGCTTGGACTCTTTGGGGTTAAGTGCTTTGCTCACATTAGCCTGCGTCATTCCGGCGATCTCTGCAAGGGCATTTTGCGTAAGGTCGTGCTTCTTAAGCAAAGCCCGGATATTCTCTTGGAGTAACTCAAAATTCAATTCTGACATATTTATATTCCTTTCCGGCATAAAAATTCGGTTACGATATGAATTTGCAAGATTTGAATATATCTTAGCACATTTAGTATTATTTTGGTAGACCCAATCAAAAAAAGAAAGGAGGCATCCGCTATGGAACAGATCCACAACCTTAACGGCAAGCGTGTCTGCGACCGCAGTGCAGACCGCCGGGTTATTGAGATAGTCCAAAAGGACTGTATGACCCGAATTACAGCCAACCCGGATGGGACGCTCAACATAGAGAACTTCACCATCGCTGCGTAAGTAAATAAACCAGGATATCCGCCAGAACGCAAGACGGCAGTGCGGGATCTTACTTCTCCCCCGGGAGAGGTGGATCTCACCCTGCCGTCTTTTTCTATTTTGGTGGATTGGCGGCTCTGGACGGATTCCAACGAATCTGAAAGGAGCCAAATAAATGAAAGCCAATGACAATCAGAAGTACATCTACATCCGTTCCCTCCGTGAGCGTGTGCCGGTAACGCAGGAGGAATTTGAAAACTACTACCGGGATATTGATACCTTCCGCAAGAAGCAACAGCGTCACGGCCGGTGCGTTTGTCCGGAAGCCAAGCGGCTGGACTGTGATATGGATTGTGAAACCTGCCCCTTCCGTAGAGCCGGAGATGGGCTGTCCCTGGACTATCAAGGTGAAGAAGCAAACGAAACCTGGCTGGACGAGTTCCCGGATTGTGGTCCTTCGCCTTGTGAGCTTATGGAGGATGCAGATCTGCTGGATGCACTGCACAGAGTACTTGCGGAGCTGAACCCGGACGAACAGGCGATTTGCAACTACATTATGGTGAATTTAGCAGAGCGTGCTGCGGCAAGAGAACTTAACATTTCGCTCTCCACCTACCAATACCGGAAAGGCAGACTGATGGCACGTCTGAAAAATATTTTGAAAAATTTTATGTAATTTTTCGGTCAAACGGCATTTTGATGTCCGGTGGTAGGTGTAAGGGGTACAACGAAACCTCCCCTTGCATGGAGGTGAAAAGTTATGGACGAGAAGAGAATCGTCAAGATGAGTCCGGAAGAGGAACTGGTTGATCTGCTCCTGGAGTTCATCATCGTGGCAGCAAGTCTGGCACAGAAGGTCGGGCGAACAGCAAAGGCAAAGCAAATTAAGGAAGGAGGCTCTGTACATGGGCAAGGTAAGCGAGTTGGAACTGGCAATCAAGGATTTACGCACTGCGGCCGCTTCGATTAACGATGTGGCAAATACCCTGGCTGAAATGTTCAGCAGTACCACCGCACCGGAAGAGCCGGTGGAAGCACCTGCCAAACCGGAGGTCTCCTTCGAGATGGTAAGGGCGGCGTTGGCAGACAAGTCCCGTCAAGGCTTCACCGCACAGATCCGCACCCTGCTCCAAAAGTACGGTGCCCCCAAGCTGTCGCAGGTAGCTCCGGAACACTATGCCGCACTGCTTGCTGAAGCGGAGGTGCTGGGCAATGGCAAGTAAGCACGCTGTCCTGTCAGCATCTTCTTCGGAACGCTGGCTCAACTGCACCCCCTCCGCACGGCTCTGTGAAGCCTATGAGGACAAGGGCAGTGATTACGCCGCAGAGGGCACAGATGCCCACACCCTTTGCGAGTACCGGCTGAAGCAAGCCCTGGGCATTCCGGCGGACAACCCCATCGAGGATCTCGGTTGGTACAACGAGGAGATGGAAGAATGTGCTGCCGCCTACACCGCCTATGTGTTGGAAGTGCTGGAAACGGCAAAGCAGACCTGTGCAGACCCGACGGTCCTCATCGAACAGCGTGTTGACTTCTCTCGCTGGGTCCCGGACGGCTTTGGTACAGCAGACTGCATCATCATTGCTGATGGCGTGATGAATATCTGCGACTACAAGCACGGCAAGGGCGTGGAGGTCAGTGCGGAGGACAACCCCCAGATGCGGCTGTACGCATTGGGAGCATTGGAGATCTTCGATGACATCTACGACATTGAAGAAGTCCGGATGACCATTTTCCAGCCTCGCAAAGCCAATGTCAGTGTATCTGAAACCGAGAAATCAGCCCTGTATCGCTGGGCAGATACGGACCTCTACGAGAAGGCAGAGCTTGCCTTTGAGGGTAAGGGCGAATTCCACTGTGGCGAGTGGTGCCGGTTCTGCAAAGCAAAAGCAGAATGCCGGGAACGAGCCGAAGCCAATATGGAGCTTGCCCAGTATGATTTCCAAGCGCCGGCTCTGCTGGATGATGCGGAAATCGCAGAAATTCTGTCCAAGGTCGATGCCCTTATCGCCTGGGCAACCGACGTCAAGGATTTTGCTCTGCAACAGGCTGTCAGCGGTAAGGACTGGCCAGGCTGGAAGTTAGTCGAGGGCAGATCTAACCGCAAATATACCAGTGAAGAAGCTGTGGCTGCCGCCGTTGAGGAGGCCGGCTTTGACCCTTACGACCGCAAGGTACTGGGTGTAACAGCTATGCAAAAGCTACTGGGCAAATCCCGCTTTGAGGAGCTTCTTGCTCCCTACATTGAAAAGCCGCAAGGCAAACCTACGTTAGTGCCGGAAACCGACAAACGGCCGGCAATGAATACTGCAAAAACAGATTTTATGGAGGATTAAGAATATGTCTACTACTACGAAAATTAGCAACCCCCTGAAGGTTATCACCGGTCCCGATACCCGTTGGTCTTATGCCAATGTGTGGGAGCCTAAGTCCATCAACGGCGGCACCCCCAAATACAGTGTCAGCCTCATCATCCCCAAGTCCGACACCAAGACGGTCGCTAAGATCAAGGCGGCAATTGAAGCTGCCTACCAGGAAGGTCAGGCTAAGCTGAAGGGCAACGGCAGAACCGTTCCCCCTCTGTCTGCCATCAAGACCCCTCTGCGCGACGGCGATATCGAAAGACCCGATGATCCTGCCTACGCCAACGCCTACTTCATCAATGCCAACTCTCCCGACAAGCCCGGTATCGTGGATGCTGACCGCAACCCTGTGCTGACCCGCTCCGAGGTCTACTCCGGTGTATACGGCCGTGCAAGCATCAACCTGTATGCCTTCAACTCCAACGGCAACAAGGGCATCGCCTGCGGTTTGAACAACCTGCAGCTGATCCGTCCCGGTGAGCCTTTGGGTGGCAAGGCAAGTGCCGAGTCCGACTTTGCCACGGACGACGAGGACGATTTCCTCAGCTAAATAATCACCCCGGGTGGCGGAGCAATCTGCCACCCTTTAGGGGTAAGGAAGGTCGGCAAATATGAAAACACTATCTATCGATATTGAAACCTATAGTGACCAACCGCTAAACAAATGCGGCGTGTACCGCTATGTGGAGTCGCCGGAATTTGAAATCCTGCTGTTTGCCTATAGTGCGGATGCCGGTCCGGTGCAAGTGGTAGACCTTGCGTGTGGGGAGCAGATCCCCGGCGATGTTCTCGCTGCCTTGGAAGATGACTCGGTTATTAAGTGGGCATTCAACGCTTCCTTTGAACGCATCTGCCTTTCCCGGTTTTTGAAGTATCCCACCGGTACATACCTGGAGCCGGACTCGTGGCGATGCTCAATGGTGTGGGCGGCTACGATGGGACTTCCCCTCTCTTTGGAAGGTGTCGGTGCTGTGCTTGGTTTGGAAAAGCAAAAGCTGACAGAGGGAAAGGAACTGATCAAATATTTCTGTCAGCCCTGCGTACCTACCAAGACCAACGGACAGCGTACACGCAACCTCCCGGCCCACGCTCCGGACAAGTGGTTGGCATTTAAGAAATACAACATTCGTGATGTGGAAACGGAAATGTCCATCCAAGAACGGCTGGCAAAATATCCGGTGCCGGACAGCGTTTGGGATGAGTACCACATCGACCAGGAAATCAATGACCGTGGTGTGGCTTTGGATATGGAGCTGGTACAGCAAGCCATCCAAATGGATGGTCGTTCCCGGGCAGAGCTGACGGAAGCAATGAAGGAACTGACCGCCCTGGATAATCCTAACTCGGTTGCACAGATGAAACTGTGGCTTGCAGATAACGGAGTGGAAACGGACACCTTAGGCAAGAAGGCTGTGGCGGAGATGATTAAAACTGCCCCTCCGGAAATGCAGACCGTGCTGACCCTTCGGCAGCAGTTAGCCAAGTCCTCCGTCAAGAAGTATCAGGCGATGCAGACCGCTGTCTGTGCCGATGGACGGGCAAGAGGTATGTTCCAGTTTTATGGTGCTAATCGCACCGGTCGTTGGGCAGGTCGCATCATACAAATGCAGAATTTACCGCAGAACCATTTGGAGGATCTTGCCGAGGCTAGAGGGCTTGTCCGCTGCGGAGACTTTGAAGCGGTCGAACTGCTCTATGAGGATGTGCCGGATACACTGTCCCAGCTGATCCGCACTGCATTCGTTCCCCAGGGAAATCAGAAATTTATCGTTGCTGACTTCTCTGCGATTGAGGCTCGTGTCATCGCTTGGCTTGCCGGTGAGCAATGGCGTCAGCAGGTTTTTGCAGAGGGCAAAGATATCTACTGTGCTTCTGCTAGTCAGATGTTTGGCGTTCCCGTGGAAAAGCACGGTGTTAATGGTCATCTCCGGCAAAAGGGAAAAATCGCTGAGCTGGCTCTCGGTTACGGAGGCTCGGTCGGTGCCCTGAAAGCGATGGGCGCATTAGAGATGGGTCTTGCAGAGGAAGAATTGCAACCGCTGGTTCAAGCATGGAGACAAGCCAATCCCAAAATCGTCCAGTTTTGGTGGGCTGTTGATCGGGCAGTTATGGACGCGGTTAGCAACAAGACCACCACGAAAACCCACGGCATCGTATTTTCCGCACGCAGTGGAATGCTTTTTATTACGCTCCCCTCCGGCAGAAAGCTGGCCTATGTCAAGCCTAAAATCGGTGAGAACCAGTTTGGCGGCGAGTGTATCACCTACGAAGGTGTAGGCAGCACAAAGAAGTGGGAACGGATCAACAGCTACGGACCCAAGTTTGTAGAGAACATCGTCCAGGCAACCGCACGGGATATTCTGTGCTATTCCATGAATACGCTTCGGTGCTGTTCCATTGTGATGCACATCCACGACGAGGTTGTTATTGAGGCAGATCCCCGGATGTGCTTGGAAGTTGTCTGCGAACAGATGGGCAGAACCCCACCCTGGGCAAAGGGACTACAGCTCCGGGCAGACGGATATGAAACAGATTTTTACAAGAAAGATTAGGAGACTTTGAAAAATGAGTATCAGCAAAATGAATGCGGAACGGTATTATGACCCGACTGCATATGAAGCCCTTACGGCTATAGAAAAAGAGGAAAAGGCACTAAGGGCGTTCCGTCCGATTGTGTACATCTGCTCCCCTTATGCAGGGGACATCGATACCAATGTAGAGAACGCCCGGAGGTACAGCCGGTTCGCTGTGGAGAAGGGGTATATCCCCGTTGCTCCGCACCTGCTGTTTCCCCAGTTTATGAATGACCGAAATCCTAAGGAGCGTCAGTTGGGGCTGTTCTTCGGAAACGCCCTAATGAGTAAATGCTCGGAAGTGTGGGTGTTCGGTGACCGGATCTCTGCCGGAATGGATGGAGAAATCAAACGAGCCAGGTGGAAGAACTACCGCCTGCGATATTTTACTGAAACTTGCGAGGAGGTACAAAAATGACCACACAAAATCTGCGTGTTATGTCAGCACCCCCTGAGGTGTGGGATATTTCAAAAGGTTATTCATTCACAAACGCATATCTGGAAACGGGTCGAAAGCCAATGTTCCCCAAGGAGGATTTTATCAATCTTACCGGCACGACTGCGGAAAAACTGTATTACCGAGGAATGCGGAGTGAGCCTATCCACCCAAGCAAAGCTGCTCTGCCGGTATTCCGCATTGAAATTATGAATATAGGCAATGACTTTTCCAAAATCCTGGATGATATGTTATTCCCCGTATACAACCCTAATACTGATCGAGAATTGGGTATTTATGGGCTGAGCCTTCTGTTCTCTACCGATGCGGCTCAAATTGCTTGCGATATTGGATTTCACTACGGCGATCATTCCGGTGGCGGCTATGAGGATATTGGAACGGTCAGCATTATGGCGGATGGCGACTATTTCTTCTCTATGCCGTGCTATATGAACGCAACTGCCTATGATGACTACGGCTTGTACGACTATACCAGCATTACAACGCTGTGCAATTGGCTGGGTTATCTGTGGCGCGGTATTCAGGATCAGTTTATTAACCGGCCGGAGCGTATTGGTTTCTATCACCACCGCATCAAGCAATCCACTGAAAGAGTCCCCGCAGAAAGCCATACCAATAAAGCCCGTGTCGCAAAGGTACAGCGGATAATCACGATTTTTCTCGACGAGGATGACGAGATTGAAATCACAGCCGGCTCCGATCCTCGCAAAATTAACCTCTCCCTTTGGAGTGTTGCCGGTCATTGGCGTGTTACAAAATCCGGCAAACGGGTGTGGATTGCACCTTACTACAAAGGCAAGGATCGGGACAAGCAGGACGCACAGTTACAGGCAAAGGAATATCGTTTTTTGGAGGAGGTAATTAAAAATGCGTGATCTCTGCATCGCCTACGGCAATAACCGGCAGGCAAAAACCTGGGTCAATAAAACCATCCGGTTTGACGACCTGAAAGAGCGACTCAAGGTGACAATCCGGACTCCGGAGTCAGCTGAAGAGTATGCGAAGATGGGCAAAGCACAGCGCGATGCTGCCAAAGACCACGGTGGCTTTGTGGCTGGCATTCTGAAAGGTGGTCGCAGAAAAATTGATACGGTGGAAGTTCGGTCTATGCTCGCTCTTGACGGTGACCGTATCAACACCGACTTCCTGGACACCTATGAGGAAATCTGTCCGTACACCTCCGCACTGTACACCACCCACAGTAGCACCGCAGAAAATCCTAGAGTGCGGTTGGTATTTCCTTTGACCCGGGATGTAACGCCGGAGGAGTTCGTGGCGGTATCCCGATATGTGGCACAGATGCTGGGCATCGACTTCTTTGACGAATGCTCCTATCAGCCCAATCAGCTTATGTACTGGCCTTCCACTCCTCAGAACGGTGTGTTCGTGTACAAGGAGACCAACGGTGGCTGGATCAACCCCGATGAAATCCTGTCTGCACATCCGGAGTGGACGGACCCTACCAGACTGCCTACTTCCTCCAGGGAAAGTAAAGCCAATACCACAGCACAGCAGAAGGTGCAAGATCCCCTCGCAAAAGACGGTGTGGTCGGCCTGTTCAATCGTGTGTATTATCCCATTTCCAAGGCACTCACAGCCTTCCTGTCCGATGTGTATGAGCCTACCGATAATGAAAATCGTTGGCATTTTATCCAGTCAAGTAGTATGGCGGGCGTGGAAATCAAGGAGGACAAGTTCGTCTACAGCCACCATGCCAAAGACCCTGCATACCTCAAGCTGTGCAATGCTTTTGATATTGTCCGCACCCACCGCTTTGGGGATATGGACGATAAGGCATCCTTCTCGGCTATGTGCGAGTTCGCCATGCAACAGGACGAAGTGAAAATCCTTGCAGCCAATGAGCGTTTGGCACAGGCGGACATAGACTTCGCTACCGGCGAGGCCGATTGGATGAAGCTCCTCCGTTATCAGGCAAAATCCAGCGTGCTGGAAAACAGTGTGTACAACCTCAACCTCATTCTGAACAACGACCCGGACTTTGCTAATTTCGCATTCAACGAAATGGCAAACCGCATCCAGGTTACCGGACCCCTGCCCTGGGACCGACCGGAAGGCAATGTATTCTGGCGGGATGCAGATACTGCTCAATTGAAGGCACAACTGGATCTTCGCTATGTCCCGTTCTCCAGCCGTAACCACGATGTAGCCTTTACCAAGGTGGCTGATGATCGCCACTTTCATCCGGTTCGTGATTACCTCGACAGTTTGCCTGCGTGGGACGGAGTCAAGCGTGTGGAAGATCTCTTCATTCGGTATCTGCAGGCAGAGGATACGGAATATGTGCGTGCGGTTACCCGGAAAACCTTTGCTGCCGCCGTTGCCCGGATCTATGTCCCCGGCATCAAGTTTGACTGTGTTCCTGTTTTGGATGGCGAACAAGGCATCGGCAAATCCACCATTGTCAAAGACCTGGTTGGTGCAGAGTACTATTCCGAAACACTGTCCCTTACCGATATGGACGATAAATCCGGTGCAGAAAAGTTGCAGGGATTTTGGATTGTGGAAATCGGTGAGTTGGCAGGTATGAAGAAGGCAGACATTGAAAAGGTCAAGGCGTTCCTGTCCACCTCCGATGACAAATACCGTCCCAGTTATGGCAAGGTGGTCGAAAGCCATCCCCGGCAGAGCATTATCATTGCCACCGTAAATGGTGAGCGCGGCTACCTTCGTGATATTACCGGCAATCGGCGTTTCTGGATCATAAAGGTACATCAGAAAAAGCAGAAAAAGACCTGGAACTTTACCGATGAATTCCGGCAGCAGTTTTGGGCAGAAGCCAAGGCTATCTGGAAAGCCGGTGAGAAGTTGTATCTCGAAGGCGAAATTAGGGACGAGGCAGAAAAGGCGCAGCGTGGGGCGATGGAAGCAGACGAGCGTGTTGGCATGATCGAAGAGTATCTGTCTACGCCGTTACCCGAAGGCTGGGACGATATGGATATCTTTTCCCGTCGCAACTATCTCTCCGGCACAGAATTCGGCTCACCTGAACGCACCAATACCCACGAACGCACAGAGGTCAGCAATCCCGAAATTTGGTGTGAGTGCTTTGGCAAAAATCTGCAGGAGCTGAAGCCCACGGACAGCTACGCCATCGCTGCTATGATGGCACAGGTTTCCGGATGGGAACGCACCACTTCCATCAAGCGGCAGCCCATTTATGGTAGGCAACGACTCTACCGGAAAACAATCTAACGAACACACACAACACAACTTTTTCCCCTTATATTCAAAACACTGTTTTAAGCATAAAGAACCCAAAACACGCAAGAACACGCGCATAGTAAATATAAGGGGAAAGTTGTGAAATTGTGTTCTTGTGTTTTATGGGAGGACATTATGAACGAGAAATTTATAGAGCAAAAGCTGACCGGAGCAGTGAAAAAATTGGGAGGTATCGCACCAAAGTTTGTTAGCCCGGGTTTTGATGGTGTGCCAGACCGCCTGGTACTTCTTCCGATGGGAAGAATCGCCTTTGTAGAGCTAAAGGCTCCGGGTAAAAAGATGCGTCCTTTGCAAGTCCGGCGTAAAAGGCAATTGGAAAGCCTCGGCTTCAAAGTTTTCTGCATCGACAGCATAGAACAGATTGGAGAGATGTTGGATGAAATACAGACCGCATGACTACCAAGCATACGCCATCGACTATATTGAAACCCACCCCATTGCTACCGTATTCCTGGATATGGGTCTTGGCAAGACGAGCATCACTTTGACGGCAATATCCAATCTGCTGTTTGACAGCTTTGAAGCACACCGGGTTTTGGTAATCGCACCCCTGCGTGTAGCAAGAGATACCTGGACGGCAGAGGTGGAGAAATGGGATCACCTGCAAGAGCTTATCTGCTCTGTGGCGGTGGGTACAGAAGCACAGCGAAAAGCGGCACTCCTCCGTCCGGCAGATGTGTACATCATAAACAGGGAAAACGTGCAGTGGCTTATAGAGGAAAGCGGCATCCCCTTTGACTACGATATGGTGGTCATTGATGAGCTGTCCTCTTTCAAGAATCACAACACAAAGCGATTCCGGGCATTACTCAAGGTGCGACCCAAAGTCAGCCGCATCGTTGGTCTTACCGGTACACCTGCATCCAACGGACTGATGGATCTGTGGGCCGAGTTCCGGCTACTTGATATGGGACAGCGGCTTGGCAGGTTTATTACCAAGTACCGCACCGACTACTTCCAGCCGGACAAGCGGAACGGGCAGATTGTATTCAGCTATAAGCCTCTGCCCAATGCGGAAGATGCCATCTATAAGCAGATTTCCGACATCACCATTTCGATGAAATCCACCGATCATCTAAATATGCCGGAGCTGGTCAACAGCGAATATGAGGTGCGCCTATCTGCCGAAGAGGCGGAACACTATAACGCACTGAAGCAGGAGCTTGTGCTGACATTAGGCGATGGTGAGGTAACCGCATCCAACGCAGCGTCCCTTTCCGGCAAACTGAGCCAAATGGCAAACGGTGCAATCTACGATGATGCCGGAAACACCATCCCCATCAAGAACAATTAAACTTGGTGATTCAAACTATCTGTGGCACCGGCATCCGTGTGTCGGAACTACAGTATTTTACTGTGGAGGCTGTCCGGTATGGTCAGGTCACTGTGGATTGCAAAAACAAAACCCGGACGATCCTCGTACCGGGCAAACTGAGAAATATTCTGCTGAACTATGCTAAGCGGCACGGAATCACAGCCGGCACCATCTTTGTTACACGCTCCGGCAAACCATTGAACCGCAGCAATATTTGGGCAGCAATGAAGCGGTTATGCGAAACTGCCGGAGTAAAAGCGTCCAAGGTGTTCCCACATAACCTCCGGAAGCTCTTTGCTCGAACCTTCTACGGTATCGAGAAGGATATTGCCAAACTGGCCGACATTCTGGGGCACAGCTCTATCAACACCACCCGAATTTATATTATGACCACAAGTGCAGAGCATCGGCGTCAAATTGAACAACTTGGGTTAGTGATATAGGCGGATACGACATAATCCGAATTATGTCGTATTATTTTGGGGGACAACCAAAAGTAGCTACAAAGATACATAATAATTATACGACTCTTATACAAAAAAATCAAGGTTTTGTAAGCGAAAAACACAATGCGACCCAAATTGCAATTTTTAAGTGAAAACAATGCAACACAAATACACCCTCAATG